GTTGGGGGTTCACGCAGTCCGTCTACTTTTTGGTACTTGAATTTGAGCGGACACTGCTTCCAAGTTCCAATAGAAGAAGGAGACAGGTGTGGTGGAGGTTGTACCGCCATCAGTCTTCGCTGCCAGCGATAACGATGTTTCCGTCAACTGCAATTCTGGCGCACTCTAAAATCAATGCATCTAGTTGTTCTTCAGTGAACTCATGTGGCTTTGGAACCGGCTTGCCACCACTGAAGTCAGACCAGAACTCCCTGACTTGCGCTAGTTCGCTATCACCGAAACCGTTTCTGAACTCAAGAAACTTTTCGTACTTTGGATGTACCGGAGGCGCTTTCGCTTCTTCTTCTTGCGCGTACTCAACTTCCATTGCGTCAATGTCGCGAGCCAAGTAAAGACCAACACCAAGTTGCTGCACTGCTTTCTTAAGGGCATCAGATACTGCCCCCTTCATCTCGTCGCCAAGGTCAACGATGTCCCCACCTTTGGTGCGCTTGATCTTCTGACCGCCAATGCCATCTTTCCGGACGGTTTTGTCTCCGATATGGGCGAAAACAACCACGTGGGCAACAATGAAATCTGGATCTATCTCATCTCGCTTACATGATTGAATTTCAGTTGACCAGTTACTTGGACCCAACACCTTGTTGAGTCGAGCAATGACTTCGCTAACGGGAATGTAGGTAAGTCGTGTCCCCCCTTTGCTGAGGGTCTTCTCCATTTCCTTTGGGAACGGCTCTGACAGAAGTGCGTAGATATCGCTCATTTTTTTCCTTTACTTGTTATTACGAATGTTGATTTTCTCTACTGGATCGCCGGTCTCGCAGTATTCGTCAGCAAGAATACCAATTGACGACAACGCCCCAACCCGCCAGTACGAAGGCTGAACATACTTGAATACCTCTTTCATCATGTCTTTCGGTGAAAGAGTAACTTCGCCTGTATCTAGGTCAATTGCCGACCGGTTAATTCGTTCCGCAACAATTTCTGCAAGTTCTTCATGGCGCCACGCTTTACGTGGTTTAGACCATCGGCGCTCAACGGTGTACCCGCTTTCAAGATCAACAATTTCTTGTTGTTCCATCGCCGCTTGAGTTTTCTTTGACATATCTTCGTACAGCAAACCCATGTCGGCTTTTATCAAACTTAAAGCAACGAGGATCTCGCACATTTCAGATAATTCGTATGTGTCGGTATCAATCTCTTGGATGCGGTCATACAGGGACATGATGTGGCGCTTGTGTTCAGTAAGCCACTCAGGAATATTTTCAGTAGTCAATTGTTCACCTTGGTAGAGGGTTAGGTATCTACGTCAGATGATGATAGCGGCTCTTTTCCGTTGCGGCAAGCCCAATCCTGTCAGGTGAGTGAAAGCTCCAACTGCCGAGTCAACTTGGTCGTCGTGGTTGGCTGCCTCTGGGAATGATGCGAATTCGTCAAGCCATTCCGTGAGCCACGGCGCTCTTACGAGTCTCACATTGCCATTTGCTACTGCGGCAGCGAATGGTCTTGCGCGTGTCACTTTGTCGCCAGTCGCTCGAATGCCAGCAAAGTCGTATCCAGGTAGCACGTAGCGGGCGTACTGGTCAAGGAGGGCTTTACCGGATGAGCCGGGTTCTTGCTCCACGCGGATTGCAACGGCATGTCCATCTTCGTAAGCGGTCTGAGAAATCAGGTGTTCAACTTGATGCCCGTTTACACGCGCCTTCTTAACGTCAAGAACATAAGCGACGCCTTGATCAAACAGCATCAGGGTTCCAACTGTCCAGTCTGGATCAGGGTTTGACTGAGATGGCTCTGTCGCAGCCAAGTCCCAAAACCTAACAACCCGAGCGGCGTTGGTGACTTCGGGAACATCAAGGGGATCAATGATGATAAATGATTCACGTTCAAACAGGCTCCCCAAACTGGTTGTCCACCAGTCGCCTTCTTCTAGTCGTCGTCTTTCAACTGGGTCAAGAGATTGTAGCGATTGACGATATGACGCAGCGTCAATACCAGGGTTGTCCGTTAGTTTTGACGGAACGAAAATTCGACCTGTTTCTCTGCCTTCAACAATAAATCTTTGCCTTACCCAGTTTGGTGCAGGGTTTGAGGCTGCCCTCATACGAAGTGGAACTTGAGAGAGGGGTCCTGACGCTGGGCGACGCAAACGGGAGAACAGATACCGGTAATCAGATTCTCTGATTTCTGTGACCTCATCCATTCCGATGAACTGAAACTCAGCGCCCTTGTAACGCAAGTAGTCTTGGCTGTTGTTTAGGTAGCCAAACGAGATGCGGGCTCCAGAAGGAAATACCGCCGTGTAGTTGTTGCTGTTCCATCGGACGTCCGAGTGTGGCGCCATCCACGACACAAAACGGTCCATGATTGCACCAGGCAGAGCTAAGTCAGCGTAGGTGCGACGAAAAAGAATAGCACTGTAGTTAGGGATATCAACATATTGCAGTGCAGCCATGAGCAGTGCAGACGATTTACCACCACCAGCAGCTCCACCAAAAAGTGCTTCCAGAGCGTAGGTTCTAAGAAAGACTTTCTGAGTGACTGATGCCTCTTCTGGGCAGAACTCAGACATCTTCGGCTCTAGGTATTCTAAGACTTTTTTCCAGTCACTCATAAGGCGCTCCACGGCTTGTTGTATGAGTTAGTATAGATTGTTGGAATCGAGGTCAATGTGAAGAAACTATTCGGCTGGCTCAAATCAGGAGATTTACGAGCACTGACCGCCAATATCATGATGCTGTCATTTATACTATTGACATCGGTAGGTGCTGCTTTATTGTTGCCTGCTGCAGGTTTTATAACCGCTGGCGTTGCCTGCGGTGTCTTCGGCTACCTACTGGGGTCTGATTAAAGATGGCATGGAATTCTAGACAGACCAAGGATTTGGCATCAGGTTCTCCTGATGTAAAAGCAGCATCTCTTGGTCCCGGCGCACCAGTTGCATACAACACTGCTGTTGCTGGAAAGCCGTATCGCGATTCTTGGGATATTGAAAGAGCCTATCGCGAAGGAATGCAACGAGTCGTTTGGGTTTCTCGGTGTATTGATGCTATTTCCGGAAACCAAGCCCGTCTTCCAATGATTCTGCGTGATGACAATAGTCCGGTCGGCAAAGTCATTGATAGAGACAGTTCAATTCTTGACCTACTGAATACTAAGTCAAACCCTGCTGAAAACTCTTTTGTTTTCCGCTACCGTCTGTCTAGCCAGTTGCTGATGTCTACCCGTGGCGTCTTTATTGAAAAAGTTCGTGGCAGGGATGGCAGGATCATTGCGTTGCAACTCCTTCCACCTCAGAGCACCGCCCCTATCCCAGATCCGAAGAATTTTGTCTCAGCATTTGAGGTAAGCCTTGCTCAAGGTCAGTATGTTCGGATCAAGCCAGAAGACGTAATTTGGTTGCGTCGCCCTCACCCGCTTGACCCTTACTTATCTCTGACTCCGATGGAATCTGCGGGCATCGCTATTGAGATTGAGAACTTGGCTCGGGTTTATAATCGAAATTTCTTGCTGAATGACGGTCGCCCGGGTGGTTTGCTTGTTGTTCGTGGAGAAATTGATGATGAAGACAAAGACGAACTCCGTAGCCGTTTTCGTGGAAATCTAAACAAAGCCGGCGCAGTGAGTGTGATTGCCGCTGACGATGGGGTTGATTTTGTAGATACGGGCAGCAATCCTCGAGATGCCGCTTACGCCCAGATGCGTCAGTTGACAAAAGAGGAAATTCTTGCTTCGTTTGGTGTTCCTGAGTCCGTGATCGGTAATGCTGCTGGGAGAACGTTCTCCAATGCGGCTGAAGAGTTGCGTGTTTTCTGGATGGAAACAATGCTTCCGCACTTAGAGCCGATCGCTCGCGGTCTTGATGAACTGGATGAGAAGTACTATCTGGATTTTGACACTTCCACGGTTCCGATTCTTATTATTTCTAAACAGGAACGTCAGCGCTATTTGATGGATGAGTTTCAGCAGGGTTTAATTAGTGTTAACGAGTTCCGTGAGCAGACTGGACGCGACAAGGTTGAGTCCGAAATTGCAGATCAGTTGCTTTCTAATCCTAACCTAGTTCCGATTGCTAATACCGAGAAGCCTTTCTCGGCTGAGGAGCAGCAGCCTGTTGCCGCTGGTGGCGCTGTGCCGGCTCCGGAGGGCGAAGTGCCCGGTCAGGAAGGTGCTCCGGCTCCAGCGCAGGCTGAAGGCGCTGGAGCAGCCCCAGCCCCTGGTGGTCCAGCTCCTACTGCTGCAAATCCTGAAGTTGCTGCCGCTGTTGAGCCGATCCCTGAGGGGCAGTTGTCTGCACAGCCGAGTGGCGGGTATTCAACTAAGGTCAATACGCAGGTTCTTTCTGATTGGGATACGAAGTCAGACAAGGCAACTGAGCGTTGGACTGAGATAGTTGATAGTGCTTTTGAGAGGCTTTTTGAACGCCAGCAACGTGTGGTTATTGAAAAGGCTTTGGGGCAGAAGGCTCGTAAAGCAATGGCTGATGGAACTTTAACGGTTGATCAAGTTTTTGATGTTGATGTATGGAATCGCCAGATGAAGGACGATATGGAGCCTTTGTTCTTGGCAGTCCTTGATGAATCTGTTGCTTTGGTTGCGGAGGATGCTGGGATGGAGGTATCCCCTGATCCGGAAGAAGTAAAAGAATATATGGATAATCAGATCGCTCGGACACAACAAATCAATGAGTCAACGAAAGAAGAAGTTGCTGCCGCTCTCATTGTTGCAATGGCTTTGACTGCTGATTCTGATGAAGACCGCGTAAGTTTGCTACGTGCCGCTATTAGCGCAATTTTCGCCAACCTTACTGGGAAGCGTCGTCGAATTGCCGCAGAGCATGAAACACAAACCGCTATGAATGCCGGCACTTATTTTGGTAGCAGAATGGCTGGTTCCCCTACGAAGACTTGGAACACACGCAAGGATGCTCGAGTTCGTCAGGCTCATTCCCTATTAAACCAGAAGACTGTTGGCATTACTGAAGGGTTTGCCTCTGGGGAGACTGTTCTACGTTTCCCGGGTGATCCGCTTGCTCCTCCTCACTTGACGATTAATTGTCGTTGCAAGTTGTCTTTTGGCTTGTAATTTACTGAATATCTATTTTCAGTAAATTACGTCCACTTGCGTAGGCGCTTTGTGAACTATCATTTAAGAGCGTTACGACAAGAGGAGCCGAAATGCAGATTTCAAACGCAGCCGAGCACGCTTCAGAGTTCAAAGCAATTACAGGTCAGATCAGCGTTGATGAGGCACAGGGCATCGTTGAGTGCTTCGTCTCTGGTGTTGGTAACAAGGACAGCGTTGGCGACGTAGTTCTGCCTGGTGCTTTTACTGAAAGCCTTAAGCGCCGTAAGCCACGCGTGGTTTGGGGACACGACTGGAATCACCCCATCGGGAAAGTCTTAGATATCTACGA